CCTCGTCATTGTTTGTTACAACAACGCTGACTACAGTAAGCTCAACAGGCTGAGGACATTTTACATTTATGTCAATAATTACCGGACCGATGGATGTTATTGTGATCTGTGCAGTATCAACGAAATTGACATTTTTATTGATAGCAAAACTGCCCGGCCCCTCAGTGTTTATGACACCGGATGACACCTCGACTCCATTGTAAAGCGATGAAATTACAAGCTCCCCTCCATCAGGACTTAGTGACACCACGTTGTACGATACTTCAGCTTCACCGACTATGTCGCCAAGGAGCACGCAGTATTGCGTTACTGTTTCGGCGTCGATTGGTCCGGGGATGGTAAGTGTCTGAGTCAATCCACATTCGAGGCATGCTTGATTGTCGGGGAGTGCTCGGTCGTTTGTTGACAGCACATACTCGTCCATGTATGGATCATACCCTCCCAACTTCTGAGTAGTAAACGATTCAATGAAATTATCCCTAAACCATGTGCGCATGCCCTGTTCTGATATCACAAGCAGCTCTTCATTTTGAGCAGATCCGCCCACAAGCTGAAGAACAGCGCCGCGCTTAATGTCGGTGAAGTACCTGTTCACTCCCCAATGCACATAACTTTCAGGGTTAAAGCTGATGCCATATTTTTCTACGCGAGCGATTTGCGTTCCAAGCACCTCAGGCACGGATGCTATTGCGCCGCCCGCAGCCGAATCGGAGAGAAGATTTTTGCCGGCAAGAACATACGAGATTTTATCTTCCTGCAAAACAAGCACATCGGTCTCCCTTCCGTCCAATACTCTGATGGGGCCAAATGATGACTCTAGCTTTTTATAGTTTGACAGCCCGAGGTTAAATTCGTTGAGCCTGTTTAGGTTCGATTCCGAATTAAAGACTCCACTGTAGGTCATGTCTGCAAATCGGTTGGCCTCCTTATAGTCCTGTTCTGATACAGATGTGACGCGCTGACCAAGACCAAACGAATGCCCAACAATAGAGTCCTGCGATTTGTAGCTTTCTGCTCCATTGCCAAAAGCAAAACAGTTGAAGAACCCTGTATTGATTATTGCCGGCTGCTGAGTATCGATATCCTGATTTTGCACATTGCCTATGTGGTTTCCGTTTACAATCGGAAACGACAATTCGTTTTCATAGAAAACATCGGGAAGCGCAGGCGCAGCCTTCGTTTCAAATATCAACGTGCCACCTGAGCGGAAAACCTGAATGTCAATGTACAGGCTGGAGTACCCCACAAGATACCCCGACGACTGATAATGCAGCACCAATCTGTTTGTGGCGCCGTCTCTTTCAAATCCGAAATAACAATTCCCGCTTTGATTGCACAAAGCAATAATACTTGCCGCCGGATTATTACCCGGAAGGTATATGAAGTCAAACACAAAACCCGGGATGACGTCTCCCGACAACGATCCGCTGTTGAGTGTTGCTCCTATGTTGTCTCCATTCCACCAATCCTCAAAACTGCTATAGTTTGTTGATGATGTGAATGTTTTTTTGTAATCATACGTCGGTCCCGCCGGGTTCGTTGCCCCGAACGATAAAATAATTTTACTGCCAAGCGGGATGGAATAGTCTATGTAGTCTCCGGGCGAATTTGGATCTTCAATATTTGCAGGGTACGACCTTATTGGGCAGATGCCCAAAGGTTCGCCATCTGTGTATCTGCCAAACGTAATAACACTCTGCTCGTTTGTGTTTATCGAAATCTCATTGGTATTGATCTTTGCATATACGCCGGCAGGTACCACAGCCCCGCTAGACGGAACAATGAATCCACTGCTTTTGCTTTCTTTCTCAAGGACAGTAGCATAGGCGCAGGTGGACTTTGGGCCGTTGGAGTCGGCTTTTACTATAAGCGTGTCTCCGGCCTCCACTTTGCGAGCATTCTCCCCTTCTAAAAGCAAATAGCAATTATTTGATGCGGGGTCCACAAAATACGTGTTAGCGAATATGGTTTCATACCCTTCGGCATCGGGCTTGCAAACAAACTTATACCTAGTAGCCCAAGATGGGGGACGCTGCGTGTACGGTATTGTTACGTATATTTTATTCTGAACGTCAGAATTTCCGCACGGCACATGCTCCGTATTATACGGAGAGACAAGAGCTGTGGTGGCTCTGTTAAATTCGTCCATGTAAACAATACCGATCTCATACCCTCTATTACTGTGAAGGCTTTTTGGAACTGCAACATCTTTGAATGATGCTGCAGCATATATGATTTTGTAGTACTCGTAGAAACTTGCGGTTGGCGTACCTACGTCATCGACATACTCCATGGCCAAAAACTGAAGATCAATGTATGGGCTCGTTGGTATCGTGATGATATTGATCGGCTGTGCTATTGCTGATATACCGCTGCCGTATTTGGTATACGTATTCAGGGTGGTTGCCGTGTTACAGTTTACAACATCAGTCATTTTTGTCCCATTGCAAGAATTGGCAACAGACTGAATGTTCGAGATCGTTCCGATCGCTTCCTGAAACTCTGAGCTTGTAGCAAAATCGTAAACAGATGCGTATGTGTTTTTCAGAATTAACTGAAAGTTTATCGGAATTACTTCATTCACATCAGGGCCGGGAACGGTTCCGGTAAATGAATCGTGCGACAGGGACAATGAAAAGGCTATTGATGCTCCCTCCTTCAGCGGCACGCCCGTGAAGTTGAGGCTCATGACAGAGTCGGCCACCGAATGAAATCCATCGATTGTGTAATTGGAAGCGTAAATATTAACAGGAACTTCCCGATCATTGATCTGCTCAGTAATTAAATCGGTTGAAAATTCGAGCAAGACAGGAAACCCATAATTGTCAATCAGGTTTCTTCCGTCTATGTAGGCTCCATACATCAAGCGGTTACCCATCAATGTCTGAGCATCTGCATACAATGGCACATTATCGTACAGCCTTAACAGCTCTGCGTCAGAAAGGATGGTGAATATTTTACTGTTACTGAAAGTGTAACTGTAATCTGTATCGTCAGATTGTCCTGCTGTTGACTTGGTTATCCTTTCGATTACGTTGATAACATTTGAGTCAGAAACCTTGAACAACAAATCAACACCCACAACAAGCGGGCCGCCTGAATTATACGTCACAACGGCAGCATTGCTACTGTTCTGCATTCCCCCATTAAGAAAGCTACCATCAATAAAGACAAAATCTTTCGGAGTAAATGCCACCTCGGACCACTGAGAGATGGCGGAGTATTCGCCATCAGCATACCGGTATCTGTACGCAAAACTGATGAACTTATCCTCCATGTAATTTGATTGCCCTCCCGTATTTGTTGGCTCAACCGCAGGAGCGGACACGGGCGGCTTTTTGATCACAAGCAGCGACTCCGCTGAAAACTGATCAACATTCACTACCGGAATAGGATATGTTCTTTTTACATTTAGAAATCTTGGAGGGTTTTGTTTTCCATTTACAAAAAACAGTAGGTTCTCAATTTTATTTACCTGCGAAATTAGGTACTTCGGATTAAAGTTAAGCGCTGTATTTACCCCCGAACCGTCATCAATGCTTACTACATGATACGTCAATATGCCGGTCAGCACATTCATTGATACAATCATGTCCAACTTACCTGTGGCTCCAACCGAAAACGACGGATCATGAACAAACCAATATACGGTTTCGCTTGCTCCATCAGCATAGCTGCCTATTGATAGCGCATCCGAACTCAGCGGTGTGCCATCAATGTAAGACAATGATGTAAGCCTGTCGGTACCCTTTGCATTTTCAATAACACCAACTTCCGACTTTTCGGTAGACCCCATGCGCACGTTAAGTGCGTCAATGTACTCGCCATTGGGCACAACTCTTTGGTCGTATGACTTATTCATTCGACCTAAAACAAACGTCCTGTTCAGTTCAGCCATTGGGTGTTATTTGATCCACTTATCCATACCGCGCATATTCATCAGCAATCGACCCGGATGCATGTTACTCATACGGATCTTAGCATTCATAAGCAACGCCCTGCGCTCTTTCTTTGCCCGGGCAACAATGTATTCCTGTACGCCATGTCGGTGCGTAAGCAGGCGATACTGAATGTCTGCGTACACAAAATCCTCAAACATCTTGTTCACGCCGACCAAAGAGTCATCGCCACCTTCCATTCCGTCAGACACGTACTCCAAGACGCACAACTCTTCAGCCATATCAGAGCTGAAGTTTATCACCCCTGCCTTCTTGTCGACATTGAAGGTTGGATTGAAGTTCGCGGTCTCAGTATTGAGGCCAAACCTTTTCCCTACGCGGTACTCAAAATACCATGTGCCGCCGTAAGCCCAACCCTCTTGACCATCGAATCGGCTGCCGGGGTTGAGGTATATACTCTTCTTCTCCTTTTTAATGCGCTGAAAGTCGATCAGCGAATTCTCGGGGCTCAAGATATTGCCATCCTGATCGAACAAGATGTTACAATCGTTGTCCTGAAGATACGCCTTTGCTGACAGCGTTTGAATATTTTCAGACAGCGGTCTGAGCCAACCATCCTTGTACATTGAGATGCGAACCCAATTCACAAAGTCAGAAGGTAGAACGAACCGGAGATTTTTGCCGACCTCAAGCTCCAACACCTTTACCTCTTTGAATGCGTCGTAGTTCAATTCCTGAATAGCACGCTTGGCGTGGAACCGGATCTTGTAGCGCTCCTCGTTGTTTACCAATGAGTGATTGCCTGAGTACATCAGAAGGAAATTATTCACGATGTCATCAAGGCTGACGTACTGATACGACCCCCAATTCTTATCCTCAGGAGCGGACCCCGCGTTCTCGTAGTACTGATATTGTGACAGGTATGCCATTGGTCAGTTATTGCTTTTGACTGAATGTTGGTTCTTCTTTCTGTTCTGCCGCAGCTGCAAACTGAGCAACCTCCTCCTCTCTGATAGACACCCCGCAGTACTGAAGGATCTTCATCACCAATCTGTACTCTGTCTGCAATGGCACCTCAAAGTCCTGATAGTCACTCTGAGACTGATCGAATACCGGCGATCCACCAAGGATAGTGGAGTATGTCCACTTAGGATCATACGGGTATCGGAAGTATTGGGCGAACACCTGTCCCGGCTTGTTTATGGCTGCAGGGAATACCTTGATGAAGTCTTGCTCTTGCGTGTATGCGGGATACGCCATCGTTGGTGATGTCAAGTTTGACATAAGCAGCGATGTTATCCGGCTATGATTCACCTTCTCAGCCTCGCTCACACCCCCCTGATCATACACCTTAAACTCGGTGTTTGCCGATGGGAATATGTCAGCGTCCAACAGGAGTTCGGATTCTGATACCACCGAAACAACGTGGGCCGTATCCTCGGTGTCAAGGTTTACGACAAGGTCGCCCGCCGACACTCCATCGGTTTCAAATGTAGCGGTAGAGCACGATAATGAGTTGGCCAACACCGCGTCGTTTATGCCTGAGGTGGTGATAGTGTAGTAACATAGCACCTTGTTCAGCAGTATCGACTCATCACCTGTGGTGATCAGCGACGGTAGGAAGTATTTATTGAGCGAAGAATGCGACAGGAACTTTGACACGGAAAATATCTCCATGTTCTCCTCGGCGTTCTTCTTCAGATCTGCATAGTGAGTGCCCGAGATGCGAGCATTCTCCATGTTAATGATCTTATTGTAGTTGCTGAAGTACTCTTCAAACACCTCCATCTGCGCCTGCTTGGCGTACAGATTGAAATCAGACGGAGAGATGTAGCCGTAGTTGTTCTTATTAAGAACGGCCAACACTGTATTCCTGACCGAGTTTATCATTGGCGAACGGTTTTCACAAAGATAAATAAAAAGGGGTCACATAAGCGACCCCCTTTTAGACAAACCGAACCAACAGCAGTCTTATTCTTCCCCTTCCAAAAGGCGCTCAAGGACTTTCAGGACCTCGATGCCATCATCGGTTTTAAGGAAGTTTGATACATGGACATATGGATCCTCCCCTGAAGGGATTCCGCACATCTTTTTCTTGTTCGAGTCAGTGTTAAAGAACACCTCCTTGCGGTTATTCCGGAAGACAAGCAGCTTGGCCTCAAAGAACCGGTGCACGTTGGCCTGAAGGCTCAGGTGCGGATCATTGAGCACATGCATGAACTCTTTTGGCGACCGCTTGGCATACACCATAACGTCGCGCTTGATCTCAGCTGTGGTGAACTGACCCGGGTCGCGGCCAAACAGTACGCGATACATGGTCTCAAGGTTGTTGATGGTGAGCTCGCGGGCTGCAATGAGCGCGTCCGCCTCCATGTTTACCTTTTCAACCTCTGCAGCTGCATCCTTCTCGTTGTTTACCTCGACAAACACGCGCCCGTTGTGCGGGTGGTAGTAAAGGAAGTCCTGAAGAACCGGATTGCTTTTCGGAACAAACAGCATGCCCTTCTCAAAAATGACCGGTTCGAGGATTGGGTCGTTGTCTTGCTCGTCTTGGAATGGTGATTTTTGGTTTGACGCATACCGCAGTGAGCGGTTGACGTTCTTCTCCTCATCGAAGTATAACAAAGGAAATCGACGGGTGCTGCGCGATGCCAATGTGAATGACAACGGAGTCTTATTGCCGGTGAGTTTATAGACCTTGTCTACCGGGGTCTTTTTTGTGGTAACGCTCATTTTGATATGATTTGATTTAAAGAAGGGGACCCGGTTAAAGGTCCCCCATCTGTTGATTTACTGATTACGAACCGTAGCGGAACAACACGAAGTTGTTTGCGCCGAGGGTACATACGCAACGCTCTGAGAGGAAGTTGACCTCCATAGCATCGAGGTCGCTTGTCTGCGCACCGCCGGCAGAACCGGTGATCCACGTCTTGTAGCGACGATCTTCTGCTTCAGATGCGCGGTAGCGAACGTGCAGGAAAGGACGCTTGGCGTTCTTGCCCATCACCTGATCGTACACAGAGGTAGACCCGGCAGGCACCAAGATGCCTGTTACGGTACCCGATGCAGACGCGCCCGTTGGCATTGCGCCGCGAGCGGTAGGATCGTTCAGATACTTCCAATCCGACTTGTAGAAGTCGTAGCCACGGCGGAATCCGCTGAAGCCAAGGTTCAACGCCATGTTCACATCGTTGTCGAACAGACCGAAAGAGGCAGCGTTAGCCGATCCTGTTCCGTTGTATCCGTTCAATGTTGCAAGCATGTCGTCGATGTCGAAACTGAAGTCGCGGTTCACGAAGATCACGTTTTCTTCGATAGCTCCTTGCTTGTCAAGGCGTTGGATAACAGTGTCCCAATCAGGCAATGTGGTTGGGTTACCGCCGCCCCATACGTTACCGCGATCGTTGACCACGTAGAACACACCTTCAGATCCCTTGTTGCCAACCTGAGTGTTTGCGGTTTGAGTCGCAACACCTGAGCCGGCTTCTGCGGGAACTGCTTCGATCATCGATGTTTCGAGGTAGTCCTCAAAGCGCAGACGAGTTTCGTGCTCCGACTTGAGGTACCACAGGTAGCCTGTAGCGCCATTTTCGGTAGTCACTTCCACCCAACCAATCTGAGCCATGTCAGAGCCGTTGACAGCGTACTTGTCCTTGATGATGATTGGAGAGTTCTCGAAGAACTCATCTTCTGCTTCCAATGAACCCTGCATTCCGTTGGTTCCTTTGCGGAACTCGGAACCGTAGATCCATACAGAGATCACCACGTTTACGTCAAACGTCTGACCGCCTGCTTCGTAGTAGGCTACATCGAATGTGCCGGCGACTGTGTCGACTGCAGTTACGATTGCCTTGTTGGAAAGACCGCCTGTGTTTGCGTACAGGAATACAGTCTGACCCGGACGCACGGCGATACCACCCGAACCTGAAGGGATTAGAGTGTCGTTTACCGTGATGGTTGCTGTGTCGTCACCGTCAGCGCCATCAGAGGTACAGTTCACATACTTAGTGTGCAAGCGGCCTTGTTCAGCCCACTTGATCATGTCCGAATTGGACGGCAACTCGGCTCCAACCATACGGATGAAAGACGCGAGGGTACGATTGCCATATCGCTCGAATTCCTTTTCATAAGTATCCGGGAGATACTGATTCATGAAATCGAAATTCGTGATATAGTTCGTCGATAAGGGAACCTGTTCAGCGTTGGGCTGAAGTTGATATCCCGGTACAGCGAGAATTGACATTTTGTTTCAGTTTTATTTTTTGCGGCTAGGGATTTTGAGTCTCCGTCCGTTATCAGGCTCCGCAGCCTTGACCGTAATACCGGACGCTTTTGCTCGCTCAGGGGCTCGTCTCACGTCATCCATCTTGATGTTCTTGATACGACGCATAGTGTCGTCTTTTGCGTGAGCTTGCCCTTGCTCAAAGAAGTAGGCCGCGAATTTCTCAGGGTTCATTGCGATTGCAAGTGAACGGTGATACCCTGCAGCATCCTTCATCAGACCATTCTCATCCAAGAATCGACCAATAAAGTTTGCGGGGGTAGACTGAGCTTTCTTCAGCTCCGATGCGTCTCCGGGCGAGAATAGCAGCTTCGTTCCGTTTACGTCGAACTCAAATCCCTTGAACCCTTCGCCAAACAACTCTTCTGTTTTTCTCGAAAACCATTCGCGCTTTCGGTTTGCCTCTTCTTCTTGGGTGGCGGCAGCACCCGTTTGCTCGCGGTACAGTCGAATTGCCTCTCGGTCCTCTTCAGATAAGGCAGCGGCGCTTGACTCAAGCGGCACCTTGTACTTATCCTTCTGAGCGTTGAAGTGGCTTTTCGCCTGCGACACGATTTTCTTTCTCTCGATACGCTTTTTGCGAACAACCTCCTCTGAATCCAATGCTTCATCAAAGGTGTAGTCGTCCATCATAGCTGAGATGTCCTCCTGATCTAATTCAGGCTGAGTCTCTGAGAGATATTTTCGCAGGAGCTTGTCCTGATCCATGGCCTCAAAGTCCTCCCTCAGCTTGAGGAAGTCGTCAAAACCACGACCGGTCTCCTTGTTGTACTTCATGTAAGCAGACACATCTGCCGGCAACTGCTCCGGAGAGCGCTCTGCCATCAGCTCGTCAAACGAACTGATCTGCTTATTGAATCTTTTGCCAATATATGAAAGAACGTCCTCATCTTTCAGTTCAGGTGCTCCCGCTCCTCCGTCTCCGGAACCACCGTCGCCACGAGCAGCATCAGCTGCTGCAGCATCAGCTGCCTCCTTTTCTTGTCTCTTTCTCTCCGCATCTTCGAGCAGTTGCTGTTCTCGCTCCTGAATGCTTTTCTCGGCAGGACTTGCCACTTGTTTAACGATGAGTGTCATTTGATATGATTTGATGTTTGTATCACAAAGGTATAAAACTTTTTATCTTGGCTCAAACTCTTCCATTCCAAGCCCATCGAGACTGTCTTCGTTGGACTCAAAGTTTTTTGGCGGTAGGTTGTTCTTTCGCTGCTCAATCAGGTTCGACTGAAGCGTGGCCTGAGTCTTTATGCGACTTTCCTTGCCGGCTTCTTTCATGGCTTCACGCTTGTCGATGTTCTGCTCGGTAAGACCGGCTATCTGCATATTGTACTCAAACTCTTTTTGCATCAATACGAGTTTAAGCTCGGCTTCGCGCTCCAACTTCTTGATGTCCCACGTTGCTTCAACCTCCTTGAGCTGCGCCTTACCCTGAAGCTCCGTCTGAATCTTTTGCATAGACGCTTGAGCCGCCAACGCCTGAGACTGTTGCGCGGTCTGAGCCGTCATGGCTTGTGCTTGCATCTGCATCTTCTCCTCACGCTCCTGCTTTTTGATACGCTTGAGCTTGAGTAGTTGGTTTGCGAGCTTGATGTTGCGAACCTCGCGTATATCAATGGCATCTTCTAGGAAAATGTCTTTGTTCTTCAGGGCGATATTGATATTCTCCTCAAGTTGCGCCTTCTCTTCTTCATCCGGCTCCACTTCAACGTAGATGCCAAAGCTGTACATGTACAAATCCTTGATGTCATCCAAGATCTGCACATTGTACTTGCCGATCTTGTTGGCAAACTCATCCTTGAAGTCCGCGTATTGAAGAATGTCGGCTACTCGGTACGTGATTGCCTCGGCAAGCGTCCGGTAGGTGTAGATCGATCCGTCCAATATGTGACGAGTTGCCACATTGGAATTGAGCGCAGCCATCTTTTGTACGCCAACTAAGGCCCTTGGGTCAGGCATCGACCCGTCGCGTGCCTCATTAAGACCCGTTACCGACCGGAGCATGTCAAGGTAGTGGTTGTAGTTGGCAATAAGCATTTGGGTCTTGCTCGCTCCCGAGTTCGATGTCAGCTGAGTAATTGGTACCCGGGCATTATTGAACTCGCCATCCTGCGTGTAACTTCGGCCAATGACGCTACCTGTTTGGAAGTAAAGTCTGAGGGCGTCTTCCGGGTTGTACGCTGCGCCGGTCCCAAGGTCCACTTCATTGATACCATCGGCGTCAATGAACACACCGTCGGGTACCGTTCGAGCAATCACTTGTTGCAGCTTCAGGTGAGTCAGTTGTATCAAATCGGCAAATGGGATCATGCGCCGAACCAACGACTCAATAGCACCCTTGTACATGCGCGGGGCCACAACTACGTACTGAGGTATGGCGTGCTGCGTGGCAGAATCGGGTCGCACCATGTTCTCGGCAAGCTCCCACTTGAGCAGGAAGTTTGTACCCATTACCATGATGCCCTCATACCACACGTCAATCTTTCGAGCGACCTTTTCAAAGTTGCCCTCCTCCATCATCTCTTTAGGAGGATTGAATGTATCGTCTTTCCGGGTCATACGGATGCCGCCGTTGTTCAGGCGCTTCTTTTTGTAGACCTCGGTATGGAATGTCTTGTAGTTAAAATAGAGCAGCGTGCACGTATCGCGGTGAAACATGCTATTCTCGTAGAACTGAGCTACGTTAAAGTAGTTGTACCAACTCTGACTGTACTGAGCAATCTCCTGAAGGTCTTCATTTGTGAGAGTCTCATCAATCTTCAGTAGCTCGGTGATTGGAACTGTCTTGATCTCCCCAAAATAAAAGCAGTCCTTAAAGTGCGGGTCTTCAGTGTAACTGTACACAAAGTTTGCCGGGTCAACATAGTCGATCTTGACTCCTGCATTCGGCAGAAACTGATGCTTCGCCACCGACATGCCAATGACAGTGCGGTCATAATCCAATCTCCAACGGATGTCGTCGTATTTGTTGTCGTCGAAGACAGTGTTGATGGCCTCCTCTTCGGCAATCTCGATTGCAGGCTTGTACTTCAACTGCATGTGCAGCGCCAAGTCTTCATCAGTCTCGGGCAGCTGATCGGGGTCCATCATAAACGGATCAACCCCGGTTGAGTCTTTTATGGTAAGCAGGATATTCTTTGCGGCCATCTGACCCTCAAGCGTATCCTGATACTGCATGCGCTTTGATTGCGACATGGCATCCTGAGCGTAAGCCTTCACTTTAAACAAGCGATCGGACATGCCATTCACTACAATGTCAACAAACTTCGGCAAGATCGGCACCGGGGTCCAATCCAAATTCAAATAGGACAGGTCACCATTGATGGCAAGCTCATTCTTGTATTTCTGCACCGGCTGCTCACCTCTTGCATACAGTCTTAACTTGTGAAAATCGCGCCATTGACCGTAGTATCGACATTGATTACCATCCTTTCGAAACCACTCATATTGTATGGAAGCCCCGACCTGCAGCCCAAAAGCCGCAGAATCCTTTTCCTGATCGGTAGCATATTGTGTCGGAAACGCTATAGCGGGTAGAAATATCTCAGGTGATTTCATTGTACGTGTGTCCAAGTTTTTTTATTCAATATACACAATATGCTTGCCTTGCTCACTCCGAAGATAAGAGATATCTTTCTTGAACCCA